CCAGTAGACGGGAAGAAGCTCACCAACCTTTGCGGTAAACGCATTTTTACGTCCAATATCAAATCCAGAACGGTGAGGACGATTCTGAAGATTGGACATTCCAGTGTAAGAAGCCATAAAAAAAATAAATTAATTAAACATATTAATCCTGGTAAGAATAGATACCAGACAAATCATTCATCCTCTTGTGCTTGACCTTATCTCTACATTTCGTCAATGCAACAGCAGCCAAGCGACGAACAAGAGGAAGAGTACTGTATTTTGGTTCCGCTTTCTTACCAAAGTCAATTTTATTATAACGGAAGGAATAGTTACGAAGTTCAAAGTCAACCAAATCTTTATCATTAGAATCCTCAAGAGTCTGATAAAAATCAACCAAACGGTTATAATCATAACGATTCCAAAAAGAAACTATTGATTCCGAGAGGATTCGAAAAGTTCGTTCTCTGCACGCAAAGCAGCCGGCATATCGCTGGGATTCGGGGTAAAAGTTTGCTCCAAGTTCATCATAGTATGTCCGAAAGAATTTAGACATCGAGAGAAAGAATCGATAGCAGCGGGATAAACGAAAATTCGGGTCCAAATTAACACCATCATAAAGACGACATTCAGAAAGAATAAGAACATCACCATACGGTAAGTTTTCCTTTGGTACAAGTAAATTTCTCGAAGAAAGTTCTTTTCCATAATTATCTACATAATTTAAATATTGTTTACAAAAAGATAATAAACTCTGCTTAGACAAAGGATTATAATTAAAAGGGTCCAATCCTAAATCACCACATCCGCTACAAATGACTCGTTCGGGCGCCGTGAACGTAGCAGATAATAGCTGGTAAATGTTCGATGGAGATTTACGAAAAGCGTCCGAAAATCGGGGGAATAATCGAAGGAGATACGGCCAAGAAGGTTTAATTGTCCGAAAAAAGCCATCGCGGTTAACGCGGACTCCATTAAGGCACTTATCGGCAACTTCATCAATTTCGGCAATTCGTACCTTTCGAGGAAAGAGATTTGACTCTGTAAATCCAATGGAATGGAAGGACTTAGGTCGCACCACTTTTGGCATTTGAGTATAAAAGTCGGGTAAAGCGACAAAACTATTAACATACGACGCAACATACGGTGCTGCGAATCCTCTCGAGAGTGACGCATCACAACGTCCGTAAGACCAAGCCTTAGATACATTTTCAAGAACAGTTTCCGAGAATCGGTCGGAATTGGAAAACAATAACAGATGCCAATGCGGGCGGTAGCTGGTCGGTCCATATTCCGATACAGCGTAGTAACGTAATTTTTCATCCGGGTAGTAACTTCTTAAACGCTTTAGAAACAGATCAAGATCACGATTACAAACATAAGGAATTCTATTAGGAACACTATGGTTAATCTTACCAAGAATAGACAACAAATCCTTAGGTTTCATAGGATAAGAAAATCTTATCTCGGGGTCCTTGAACGTACGCTCTACAGTAGAGTTCTTCAGCTTAACAGAAGCGGAACGAGGAACGCTGCGAAAACCAAACAAATAAGTGTTAGGGTCACCAGCATCCAAGTCACAAATATCGGGAACACAGGGTACATCCGCAATATCATCCGCACAAGCCTCAATAACCGAAACCTCCAAAGTAGGAAGGAAGCAAGGAGCATAAGTAAGAGTAACAAAATATACATAGCGAAATTGAGCAGAATAAGAAGTAAGCAGGTTTGTCTGAATACCGGAACGACGAAGAATACAAGAAGGGCAAGAGCCACAGGAAACAACAACAGGCTCGTGCGTGTACTTATTAACAACCGTACGGGGATACTGACAACGAGTCACCAACTTATTCTGCAATTCCTTAGTAATCATTTTCCATCTGCAAAATTAAGTTCCATTTGACGAGGACTGCGGCCACGAGCAAAGGAAACATGAACAAAAGTCTTATATTTTATAAGCTGATCGAACTTAAAGGGAGAACCCTTTATCTTCGAGATAAAACCATCAACGGAAAGGTCGACAGGTTTCAGATCAATGGCATCACCAGTCAAATGCTGGGAATTCTTAGCACCGTTACACGCCTCGTTCTGAGCTTCAGTACGAAAAGCGGAAGTAACGGTAAAATGGACATTGTAACAAAGGAGCCATTCGACAAATTTCATCAATTTCGAATTCATGACTTACGAAAATATTTGAGCAATAGACGTAAGGAGACTGACAGCAGCTGCAATAACAGCAGACCAGATTTTAGATTTAGTTTCACTTTTCATCAGAAATTGCTTTGAAGGTTGAACACTGAGAAATGATAAGAACACAGTCCGGACGAAGATTCGAAGAGACGAATGAGGAAATTTCATCAACCAGAACAAGAACGGTCTCATTCTGATTAGGACTTACCTTTGACTGGATAGAACACAAATAATACTTTTCCATAAAGATAACGATTAAATGTAAGACATATGAGTTATAATCACGGCGCAAATATAATAATGAAAAAAGGAAATATGAAAATATGCGCTGTGATATTTAACAAAGATAAACAATAAGCTGGACGGGTGGACGGCGGTCTGTGAGTTTGCGTATATAAGACAAGGGGAGAATGAAAGCGATGAGGTAAATCGCTTTCCCTTCGGGCAAACTCATGTAGACTTCGTCAAACAATTTTTTAGGGGTATAGCAGCGACAGCAGAGAGAAGCTATCCGGGAGATTGCCTACGCGTTGCTGGCGTCAAGCTTTTAGGATGGCAGTACTATAGCCTTACGGCTCTGATTTCAGTCGACGGGGTCTCCCGAAATTCAGTGGGTGCATAACCACGCTACGCGCGGTTGCCGGAAGTTACTCCAAACAACAAAACCCGACGCGTATCACTACGAGCCGGGTAAACACACAAACGAACAAAAAGCAGAAGTTACTACCAGGGCAGAAAGTTTCCTACGGTATTACCAATAGCAGTACCATAATGAACAGCCTTATCGGTATCATAATACTTATATTTCTTACCTTCATTACGGGAACGATACCAGTCCTCAATACTACGAGAACGAGCACGCTCACGGTTAAATTTAGCAGCTTCAGATTCAAATTCAGCATTCGAATGATTAGCAGCGTTAGAAGCACGGATCAAAGAATCAGCAGTAGCTTCAGCAACCTTATTGCTAATCTTCTGACCTTTAGCACGAGCGTAAGTCAAAACCTCATCAGCAAGAACCTTTTTAGCCTGGTTATAGTTCAAATGTCCATGCGACATCTGGTTATAATACTCAGAAGCCTTGACATTCAAATCAGCCTGCTGTTGCTGGTCAAGATACCTGTTAAGAACAGTCTTGGCGTCAGCATCAAGCATCTGGGAGGTACCTTGTGCCTGCAAAAGACGTCCGGCAAGAGCCATATTATCAAGCTCCTGCATTTCCTTGGAATAACCAAGCCGAGCGCGAGCCAAACCGGTAGCCTTCAAATACTCACGGGTCTCTTTCGTCATCCTAGACCAGTCGACATTGGAAAGAGCCTGCATAGCCTGGGCGTCCGCAAGGTTTTTCTGTCCTTGCAACTGTGAAACCTGGGCTTGCTGAACCTGGGACTGAAACACAGAACCAATAGCTTGCTGAACACCGGAATAATCTGCCTGGAAAGGCTGCATGACAGCAGAACCGGCAGAAGAGGCAGTAGCACCAGTACCAGCAGAAGAAGCAACACCGGCTGAACCTCCGTTCATCATCAGATAAGGATTCAAACCAGCTTCCTCGAGACGTTGGCGTTGGGCAGAAGCAGTGTTATAAGCATTCTCCTTATTCCACATATTCTCCTGCCAATTACGCTGCTGTATCGCCATACGCTCGTTAAACTGATTATTCATCTGATTTATCTTATAGTTCATCTGGTTGGTCTCACGGACATTCTGCCTGTTCTGCGAATTCTGAACCACAGAAGAGCCAATACCGAAGAGACCACCAGTGATTGAACCAAGAAGACCCATTATTCAGAGGAAGCAGCACCAGCGGAAGCAGCAGCCGCCTTTTCTGCCTCTTGTCTAGAAGTTTCAGCATCAATCAAATCCTGGGCCTGGGTCTCAAGATGTTCAGCATAAGTCGACAACTCCTTAGACCAGGCAATAATCTCAGAAGGAGACTGGACATGACGGGACCGAACCGTTGCCAAAAGATCATCATCGGACATCTTATCCATAATCTGCTGAATCTGGGATGCAGACTGCCTGCTTTGTCCGAACTTGGAA